CCTATGTGGGATCAAGAAGTCGTTCGCCCGTCAATACTCCGGCCCGATCATAAACCTCGACACGGAATCCGGATCCCTGAGCCTGACTCCTAATCATCCAGTATTGACGAAGCGTGGGTGGATTTTTTCTAAGGATCTTCAGTGTGGAGATGAGCTTCTTGATGCTGGCTGGATGTGGCGGCCATCTCCTGGAACTCAAGTAAACCACAGAGAGACCACTGTCGATCAGGTTCACGATCTTCTCAGCCTGTCCGTCCCTGTGGTGAGGAAGATTGGAATGAATATACAGTTCCACGGCGATGGAACCGACAAGGAAGTCCACATTGTATCTTCCTATGGCCGCTTGAGGGATCGCCTTGATTCTATTCCTTCTGAACACCTCAAGAAGCTCGATCTCACTCGCGACCACCTTCGAGAGAGTCTTCTGTCTTGTGATAGCTCTGGAGATCATCTCTCCTTCTTTCCTTGGCTTGCCTCGAACGGTGTCGTGAGCTTTCGAGGTCTGTCTGATTCTCTGGGCCGAAGTCATTCTCGACCACTTGATCTTCTCCGCCTCAGACCGACTTCTGGGTTCTATTCCCAGCTCCAGGAGAATCCTTCGGATGACGAATCTCGAGACATCAAACTTATGAGAGATAGAATTCTCGCTCATCCCAGAGGTATAGAGTTCTTGAATGAGATGAGCGTCGAGTTCTATCTTATTCCAGGGACGAAGGCCCTGTTCCTTCCTGTGAAGATTCTGTCTGTTCGTCATAGTGAGTTCTCCGGTAGAGTGTTTAATTTCGAGACTTATAGCGGGGTCTATCTTGCTGGTCAAGGAATAGGAAGCGGTAACTGTCGATGCTGGGCCTCACCTGTTTTTTCTTCGGTGGTGGAAGGATCTTCTGAGTTCGAATCCGGAGTCGGACGTGAAGAAGAATGATGACTTGATTCCACTTTCCTTGATATAATTTCCCTATGCGTAAAGTGAAGCGGTTCGATAGAAGCGGATTAGAAGGAGCGGTGATGACCCCTCAAGGGTATCTTCGCGCTCCCGCCCGAGCCACTCGCGTGGGTGTGCTGAAGTATCGCCGCCCAGACGGATCCATCGTCCGCGAACTCCGGCCACCGGAAGAAGTCTTCAAGGAAGATAGTCTCCAGACACTTGCTGGAGTTCCGGTCACGGATGACCACCCAGAAGTCATGCTTCTGAATCCAGAGAACACTCATGAGTATATGTGTGGCTTCACTTCTGACAAGGTGGAGAAGGATGGCGACTTCGTGAAGACCTTCGCGACCATCACTGACGCGGATCTCATTGAGAAGGCCAAAGGCGGGAAGGTCGAACTTTCCTGTGGCTATGAGTGTGAACACGAAGAAAGTCCTGGCGTTTGGAACGGCCAGCCTTATGATCTGATTCAGAGAAACATTCAGTATAATCACCTCGCTGTCGTGGATCGTGGGCGAGCTGGGCCTGAAGCAAGGCTCCGACTGGATGCGGATGACGCGATCCTAGATGAACAACAGGAGGACAATACAATGATGGTGAAGATTAAGATCGGCGACATGGAGTTCGAAGTTCCTGAAGCCGTAGCGAACGAACTGAAGATGATGGCGGAAAAAAACGCCGCGATGGCCACCGAGATGGACAAGATGAAAGCTGACATGGCGAAAGCTCCAGAGATGGAGAAGGCCATGGCTGACATGAAAGCCGAAGCCGAGAAGGCCCAGGCCAAGATGGACAGCTTGAAGTCCGAACTCGAGAAGGCGAAAGCCGCTCCAGCTCCCACCGTGAAGATGGACGCTGACGAAGTGAAGAAGGCCGTGAAGGAACGCATCACCATCATCGCCGTGGCCGCGAAGGTTCTCCCTGGTGAGAAGATCGCGAAGATCGATGACATGAGCGACCTCGACATCAAGAAGGAAGTGATCCTCGCTGACTCTCCCAAGGCATCCCTTGAAGGAAAGTCCGAGACCTATATCTCTGCTCGATTCGATTCGATCGCCGAGAACATGGAGGGTGTGTCCAGCTTGATCGCCCTCACCGGAAAGAATTTTTCTGAGAACCGTCACAGCGAAGTGAAGAATGACGCTGAAGAAGCTCGCAAGCGAGCGAGAGAGAAGGCTCAGAAGATGTGGCAAGAACCCTTGTCAGTAACTAAGTAAAGGAGAGAAGCAATGAGTCAACTATCGTATAGTGTGAATCAGAGCGCGGCCAAGATCGGACAGCTTGCTGACTTGGGCCTCGCGAAAGACATCGTGACTGGATACAACTCCGCCGTGGGCGAAGTGGCATTATTCGGACACTTCATGACCAAAGGAGTGGGAGACAATGACGTGAAGCGTCCAGCCGCCGCGGCTGACATCACCGACTTGAAGCTCGCGAAGGGTGTGGTGGTGGCTTCCGAAGCTATCGAGTCGAACCCCGCTGTGGTGGATCCTCAGTATCCTGTGAAGTCCGCCGTGTCGATCTTGAAGAAGGGTCGCATCTGGGTGGTAGCAGAGGACGCGATCACCGCTGGAACTTCCGGCGTTCATGTTCGCTATGCTGGAACCGGGAATAAAGGCGCTTTCCGCGGAGCTTCCGTGGTAGCAGAGACCGCTCAACTTCAGGACGCTCAGGCCAAGTGGCTGTCTTCGACATCCGCTCCCGGTCAACTCGCGCTCCTCGAGATCAACTTATAATTAAAGGGGAGATAAAATGAGTAACAAAAAATATGTGAACCTAGACGCGAACGAGTCCATCTTCTTCGCTCGAGAACTAGAAGCCGTGAAGGCGAAGTCCTATGATGTTCAATACGCCGAACTGAAAGCCCGAAAGCTCATCCCTGTGAGCTTCGAAGCTGGCGCTGGCGCTGAGACCATCAAGTATGAACAATACGATCAAGTTGGCATGGCCAAGATCATCGCGAATTATGCGCATGACTTGCCACGCGCTGACGTGAAAGGGAAAGAATTCATCTCGGTGGTTCGATCCTTGGGTGACTCCTTCGGCTATAACGTCCAAGAAGTTCGCGCCGCGAAGATGGCTGGAAAGCCTTTGGAACAGCGTCGAGCCAATGCGGCGAAGCGAGCGATCCTCCAGCTTGAGAACTCCATCGCGTTCAGCGGTGATGCGGCTCATAACTTGGGCGGCTTGCTCAATGCGGCGAACATCACGGAAGTGACCATCCCGAACGATGGAACTGGCGCTTCGAAGCTGTGGTCTACCAAGACCCCAGACCAGATCCTTCGCGACATGAACCTGGTGGCCAACACCCCCAGCGAATTGACGAAGATGGTCGAGGCTCCTGACACCATGCTTCTCCCTGTGGCGAAGTTCAACTTCATCTCGTCCACTCGCCTGTCCACGGCAAGCGACACGACGATCTTGAAGTACTTCCTGGCGAATAACCCATACATCAAGGCTGTTGAGCCTTTGAATGAGCTGGCCGCGTTCTATGCTGGCGATGATGGGATCTTCGTTTACAAGCGTGATCCGGACAAGCTGACCCTTGAGATCCCTCAAGACTTCGAACAGTTCCCTGAACAGGAGCAAGGTCTTGAGTTCGTGGTTCCCTGTCACTCCCGCTGTGGCGGCGTGATCGTGTACTACCCTCTCTCGATCGCTTACGGGAAAGGGATCTAAGATCTCCATCCGATAGGAGGCAAGGGGTCGGTCAGTCTTGAACTGGTCGGCCCTTTGTTCTATCGTGTTGGGAAAGGAGAACTATCATGAAAATTAAACTGAATAGAACTGGCGTGTGGGTGATCGGATCTGGAAAAAATCAGTGTGTGGTGATTCCAGGTGTGAATGATCTTCCTATGTTCCATGAACACATGAGCCACCCAGATGTGAAGGCGAAGATCGCCTCGAAAGAACTCGAGATCCTTGAGTCTCCAAAGGCTGAAGCGAAGCCAGGACTCAAAGGCATGAAAGAGAAGGAAGCCATGGCGCTCATCAAGGAGACCCTTTCCGAGGAGACCTTGAAAGGCTGGATGGCCGAAGAGACACGTCCCAAGATCGTGAAGGCCATCGAGGATCAGCTCGCGACCTTCGTTCCCACAAAGGAAGAATAAACTATGGTGACACCTGAGAAGATCAAGGCCCTAGGCCCAGAGTTCGAGAACCTTTCAGATGAAAGGATCCAGCTATTCATCGACATCGCCTCCAAGGAGATCGCCGAGCCAGCCTGGAACAATTCATCCTATGACTCCGCGCTCAGTCTTCTCACGGCTCACTATCTGACAATGGCGGCCCGTCAAGGAGCGAGTGGGCCGCTTTCGTCCGTGAAGGTCGGTGAGGTCTCCGTGTCATACGGGGCCCCACAGAACAAGGAGAAGCTCAGTCTCACCTCATGGGGACAGTTATTCCTCCAGCTTCGGGACGCTCACATCGTCGCTCCCATGCTGGTGTGAGCTGTGGCCAAGGGTGTCAAGGTCAGCATCAAGGACATCGATCGAGGCTTCAAGAAGTTCAAGAAGTCGGCGAAGTTCGTCGCGAAAGAGAAGCCCTTCGTCAAGGCTGGAATCCTGGAAAGTTCAGGCCAGCATAGTGACTCTGATCTCACTGTCGCGGCTGTCGCCACATTCCACGAATTCGGAACAGAGCGGACTCCACCGAGATCCTTCTTCCGAAAGATGCAAGAAGAACAGCGACAGAACATCCGGAACTTCATCCTCAACCTCCAGGATAGTGTCATTCTTCGCCCTGACCAGGCGCTAGGCCTTCTAGGAACATTCCTGGTGGATCTCCTCAAGAAGCAAGTGGACAAGACGAACGATCCTCCTCTCCATCCCAGGACGATCTCGGAGAAGGGATCCACGAAGCCGCTCATCGATACTGGCCAGATGCGGAACTCAATTCAATACGAAGTCAAGAAGGGTGGGTCTGAATGATCTCTCAACTATTCACAGAAAAAATCAGTGTGTGTCGCGTCGAAGGATCCGGTGAATACATCAAGGGCCGATTCACAGGGAACCGTGTGGTCACGTTTGACATCATGGCCTCGGTTCAGCCGTCCACAGGTGAGGAGCTTCAGAATCCTCCAGAGGGTCAGAAGACTTCCGAGATCATCAATGTCTTCACCGAGAAGGAATTGTTCACCGTTGAAAAATCCCAGTTCAAGAAGGCGGATGTCGTGGTGTATAATGGAAGAAAGTTTGAAGTGACGAAAGTCGAAAGATGGGCCAGCCTGATCCCTCACTATAAGGTGATCTGTTCGTTCATCCTCGACAATGCTGAAGGAGAAGCATGAACCGAAGGGCCCTCGAGGATGCGCTGTTCGACGTGATCGAGCCACTCATTCCGGAAGGTGTGACGCTGATCTGGGAAGATCAATCCGCGCCACGTCCGGAGAAGCCTTATGTGTCCATGAACTTCTTGTCTCCTTCTCAGAGAATCGGATTCGATGAGTCGCGTGTCTCCGGGGCGAATTTTTCCCTGGTGGGACAGCGGCGCTTCGTGGTGTCGGTCAATGCCTTCGGTGAGAACCGGATGGAGAACGAGGACGCGCTTGACGCGGCTGATCTCCTGGAGCCAGTGGTTCAAGGGATGTATAGACAGGACACGATCGCGGCGCTCTGTGAAGCGGGGCTCGCGAGTGTGAATGAGGGAGAGATCAGGGATCTCACCGCGCTTCTAGAATCACGCTATGAGTCTAGGGCCCAGGTGGACTTGACTTTCCACAGAACGGTGAGCCAGTCTGAAGAGATCACGCCGATCGAGAAGGTCGAGGTCAATGAGAGACTGGTCGAAGTGGTTAAATTTAAGGGGGAGAATGTAT